GATTTTTGCCGCAAAGCGGACAATTTCGTAATGTCATTATATTATTTCCCTTCTTTTGGTATGGTTATAGTCCATTTTAAATTAGCGTTTTCAACATCTATCCAGGGGCACCATTCTGGCCGTGGTAAATTCATCCATTCTTGTTGAATGTTTTCATTTTTGTAATATTCAGCCATAGTGGTTTGATAAATAGTCATATAATTACCGTGACATATGCGAAACATATACATTTCTTTTTTATCATTTGGTATGTCATAAGTGCCCATACAAGGGCATTCAAGACAACTCTTTGGCATTTCTCTATTGAGTGCTATCATAATTCTGTTGTCCTATCAATTTTATTTAATATTCCCTTTGCAACATGAAGAGCATTCACAAAACGAAAATATTTATCTGGATCTTTTTCAATATTGAAAAGCGCAGCTTCTGTTGCTTCTTCTGCCATTGGAACAAAGGCTACTATAATTGAACGAATAATTTTTGTTTCTTCATTTGTAAATGTCATTACGGTTCCCTCACATATGCTTTCGCGCGCATAATATAACAATCGCTTACTTCATCATAAATAGTTGTATATTCAACAATATGATGATTAAACATAAAATCCGCTATTTGATAGCAAAGATTATGTTCAATGGTGGTTGAATCTTTCGCTGCCTCATAAAATTCAGCATCAATAGCAAATTCAGTAACGATTGGAAAAATTTGCTTTTCTGTGCGGCAAAATGTAATTTTCTTTTGTTCTACAAGTTCATCTTGTGTATAGCCGCCAAGCCATTTGATAATTTTATTCTTGATATTCATAATATCACCATAACATTCGATCAAGGAAGTCAGGTTCCAAACCTAGGTAGGAATATATAATATCCTCACACTCTTGATAACTTCCGCGGGCGGCCGCACCCCAGAGTTCTTCTCTACATTCTTCTATAAGGTTTTCTGCTTCAAGCTGCGAAATGCCATCTCGCCGCATTAGAATATCAATAATTTCATTCATTTTATTTTACCGCCTTTTAATAAGTATCTTCTTCTAAATTATTCCATCGAACATACCATAGATTGTTGGTGCTATCAAATTCTACCGTATAGCCAAATACTTGTAATGTATTTACTAGAAGTAGGTATTTTGCATCTTTTAGGTAATAAAAATCATAGCCTTCCATTGCGCGCGTTCTAATTTCAAATTGTAGTTGCTCCCAACTATTGACGCGCTTATTTTGAGCTTTCTTTGTCCAATGACTTGCCTTTTCTGCTGTAAACATTTTAATTTTCCGCCTCTCCTTCGTATTTAATAATAAAACAATTCTCTATTGTTGTATAAGAAAATGAAAAATTATTATCTTCTAAATACTTTTTAATTCTATTAATATTTTTTTGATTGCGGCAGTTAGGTGAATAATTTTCACACATTTTGCATTGATGGCTGGTAACACCTTCACAATACTCATTTTGCGGCACAAATTTTGGCGAAAAATAATTAACATTCATCGTCATTTTCGATCTCCGGTATTCTTGTTTTAACATACTCAATTAGAGAGCCAGTCGGCATCTTTTTTAAATAATCAATTGCGCTGGCCACGTGACCATCAAGTGCGGAAAATAGATAATTTGTAATTGTTTTTTCATACATTTTGGCATAGATTGCGAATTGTTTGCGATTGTTATTATAGTATAACGATTCGCGAAGTGCATCGTCCGCCGCAACAGCAAACTTTCTTATAACATCAAGAATCTTCTCTACAAATGCGCTATATTCAGGAAAAGCCGCAAGAAAATCGTCAAGTTTATCTTCCTGCCACATCTTTACAATTTTGCTCACTGTTATAGCGTTTCCGCGCAAGTGGAACAGCCGCAGGTATTCATCGCCTTTAACCTTAATGCGCAAATAACTCCCATTTATCATATTCCTACTAACACACACATAACCTTCTTCGTCTCTGCCCATATGGTGTGCAGCCTCAACGCATTCCCCTAAAGAATGGTAAGTAAAATGACGAGGATAACGCACATTAGGAATATAACCGGCTTGCGTCTCTTCCATGGTTTGCATATTGCGGCATCCTAAAAAGTAAACCGCATTTTCCTTATAATGTACAACCAAACAATTATAACTGGGACAAACCAGCTCAAAAAAGTAGCAACAATTGGTATTTAAAAAGCTGTAAAAGTTTTTACCCCAATCAACCAAAGCCGCGAATAGCGCACCAAAACTGGTTTCGCCGCACCTCGTTTTAAATGCATTAATAGTGTTGGAAGTTGAAATATGCCATTCGCCGCGGTCAAACCACACTTTAATCAGCGAGCCATCTATCTTCTCTTGAACATCAACACCGTTTTCCCAGCTCATATAGGGGGTATCCGCGTAGGATTCGCCATAATTGCCAAATTTGTCGAATGCGCGGCAAACACAAAACCAAATTCCATTTTCATCGCGGCGAAAGATAGAGCCACGAGCTTCGCGCACTAGCGGAATATTAAAATCTGATTCGCCTAAATTGTATTTTAAAATGAAATAATCTTCATCTTGCTTCGTATCAATAAAATACGGAGCTCCACGCAAAATTTCGCGCCAATTTTCATGCTCATTCAAAAATTTTTCTAAAAACATAGTAGCCTCAACTACGTATCAATATCGTCCCAATCTCTTCTAACATCTACATATTGAGATGGCCAAATGCGCCATTCTTTATTATACGTGTCCCAGGGAAGTATTTCTTCGCCGCCAATTCCAAGCACATGTAAGTCTGAAGAAGTTTGATTAACAAAAAGTACTGGATAGCTGAAAAAGGTATCGCGCTTTTCTACGAAAATATATACCATATTTTTGGGAATTTTGCCTTTTGGCAAAGGTTGATATGTTTCAAAGGAAATGAAATTTGGAATTTGCGCAAGCATTATAGGAAGGTAAGCTTGATTCAAAGCTTGCTTATTGGAACAAAGTTTCCCGTCTTGCCAAAAAAATTCACTTTCAAATAATGGGTCTTCGCGCGTATGCCATCCAACAATTATACCGTTTTGCGGTGCTTCTCTAATATAATCGATATGTACCATGTTTCTCTTCCTCCTTTAATAAAATTATACTAAAATTTATAAAAAAAGTCAATTATTAACCCATAGCTTTACATATGGTTCAACATAATTATTAACATATTGCCAATCATAACCCTTTCGCCGCAACCATCCCGCAACTTCTTTTAAATCAAAATACCATAGGTTTTCTGTAAAATAGATTGTTTTATCGTGAAATTGTTGTGCTTCTTTAAGTTGTTTTGAAAGGTAGGAGCGGATTTTTAGGATTTTTAAATAATATTTTATCATAATAAATACCTCTTTGTGAAAATTTAAAATAGTGGGTTTTGGGAAATAAGGGTACATCCTACGTAGAAAAAAAAGAAGGGGAAGGGAAAATGAAATTGTGGCGTAGTTTTCGATGGGTAGGGTAGGTAAAAATTTTTTCGCGGTGGGCCAAAAAGCAACGAGCAACGGTCAGTAGAATTGGAGTGGCAAACTCCTACTCTCCCAGTCACTTTTTCTCTGTAAACATCGTAACATTATGTCAATAGAACGAATTTTTATACATTTTCTCTTTCAAAATTTGTATTTTTATTATAAAAATTTTACCTACCCCACCTACCCTACCCTACCCATCCCTTGTAACATGTATTCTATGCCATCCTCCCCTTGTATGCGTGTAAACAATGCCAAAAAATTTATTAAAAAGTGGAGGGACTGACAAAATTTACCCACCCCTCCCTATAGGGAGTGGTGGGTCAAAAATGTCAGTCCCCCTACCCTTTCATAACTATTATGGATTAATAACTTTTATTATACTATAACGATTTTTGCCATCACTTCCTTCTACAACCTCATAACCTTCTGCTATAAGTGCCTTCTTTAATGATGGCCATTTCTTAGGAAAGTGTATTTCGTTTATAAGTTCTTGTTTTAAAGTTTTGTTAAGGGGCAAGTTAACGAACCTCGGTGGGAGGTTTTTGACAGCATTTTGCTCTTCAAGTTTCTCTTTAGTCAATCTTCGTTTTTCGCGGCCGTGACTATGATTATAGTAGCCAACCACTTCAAGATCCTGCCGCAAACGGGAGCGAGCTTGTTCGCGCGTGTCTGAGTTACTAGTGTGTATGTATGCTTCTTTAACCAGTGGATCCTTTATATTAATTGCGGTTTCATACGCTCCATTAATAAGCAAGTCTTGCACGCCGTCGGGGAACCTATGTTCTTTTAATATGAAGTCGCGCGTCGTTAGCTGATTCGAGTCCATTTTTTCGCCGTTCTCGGGATTAAGCGCCCAAAGTGCTTCTGCCGCACGACCGCACTCTAGTAAAATTTGCTTATATTCTTGCAGCTCCTTTATAGTGCTGAAGAAGAACAGTCTTTTTCTATTTTCTGGCACAAGCGATCTTAGAATAGGTTCTATCTCTGAGTATTCAAATTTACAAAAAATTTCATAAGCATGCAATTTTTGGCTATACTGCACCTCATTGACAATATTGCCTAATTTTTCTAAGTCATTTTTATAAAGCTGTGAAGGGGTTGCGGTCAAACCAAAAACCCAGCTTTTCCCCTTTTTTATAGTATTAAAAATTGTTTCTACCGCAAGATAGCTAAAGCATGTAATTTGCAGCATATCGTTCAACTCCCAAGGTGCAGCTTGTGGGTACTGTTTTTTCAGCTTACCTCGGGCCATTGCAATATACTGGTTAAGCGAGTGAATTTCATCACATACTATATAATCGTAGTTTTCTGGATCTATGCATTTCTTTTTAACCTGCGCGCCAAAGGCCGCGTATGTCATGATAGTAGGCCGATCGTATTGCGGCACAAAGGTCGCATCCCATTCTTTTCCTCTATGGTCAAAAAAATAGCCGTATCCTTCTTCTACGAAAGATTCAGCCCCAGAAACAGTATTTATAAGGATAAGGCTTCGTTGCGGCGTGACTTGTAAATAGGAAGGAATTGTGCTAAACGCGGCAGTTGTTTTTCCGCTGCCGCAGGGCGCAACAATTAGGTTTAGCGTGCCTAGCTTGAAGCTATCAAAAACTATTGCATCACTAAGATATGCAGCTTGTTCTGACATTTTAAACACCTCTTGTAATTCTCAAGTAGCAGCTTGCCTGAGAATTTCCAGCTTTTATTTCCAGCTTGCAGCTTGTAGCTTCCAGCTTGCAGCTTGCAGCTTGCCTGAGGCTTCCCTCCCCTCCTTACGGTATAATTATACCATAAATTTAAAACCCAGTCAAGTAATAGGAATTGCCGAAAGTTATATATATAGAAATAAGAGTTAGCGATAACTAACCTCACGGAAGCTCTACTTCCATCGTATCATTTCTATGTTAAATTTAATGGTTGTAAAGTGTTGAGTTTATGTTAAATTTCGGCCCGGCAAAAAAATTAACACAGAGTTTACACTCTGTGCTCCTTAAGTTCTGCCATACGCCGCATGATACTGAAGCATTTATAAGTATGCACAATAGGGCAGAAATGAATGTATAAAAAATTAGGAAGGGACATTAGGAAAACTTGTCCCGTCTGTTTGTAAACCGAAATGAGAGAAATGAACCAAAAAGCAAGCATGAACAAAGAAGAAGTGAGCCAGACTGCCGCCGCGAGTTCAAGAATGAAAAAACACATATCGATTCTCCTTTTGTTTTTCTTGAATATAGTATAACATATGGGAGAAAGAAAGTCAAGTTAAAGGTATGTAAAATTTTCGGCCGGATGATTTGTTAACATAGAATTAACTTGACTTTGAATGGAGTTTGTAGTATTATATATGTAGAAAAAGAAAGGGGACACTGATTATGCGTGAAGTTCATGTTTTTTATGCCTATGATGATAAGGAGTTTTTTGACCGTGAGGAATGTCTCGCCTATGAGCGTGAAGCGATGGTAAATGTGCGAGAAATCGCGAATGCTTATTCTTTCTTTGATAAGGATATGAATCGTATTTTTGCTCCGCAAAAGTCGGATGATATTGAAGATTGGATTGATTGGCTCGGGGTTGCGGGAAATGAATGTGCTTATGTTCATCGGTTTGCTAATCTTTCGCACGATGCTGAAATGCTGTATCGGGAGATGTGGGGATATTGTGTTTTGAATGAGGATTTTGACAATGAACTTGGTTTCTTTAAGTATGATTACAATCGGGACGAGTGGGTTAAAGTGGGCGAATAGTCCACTTTAATTTTTTGTTAACATCTGGCCCGGCCCAAAATTTAACATACTTTTAACAAGGGAAGGAGGGGTTAATCCCCTTCCTTTTATAATGCTAACCATTCTTCTTTTTCATATGTATTAATTAATTTTTTTGTATGTGGTAAACCGTAAGATTGAAGCCATTTACTAATAGTACTTCTATCAACATTAAATTTTTTACCTAAATCAGAAAAAGTATAATCATATGCTAATTTTTGCAATTCTTCTTTATTTGGTTTTTTAGTTCCTCGTTGTTTTTCTCTATAAGTTTGTGAAGCACAAGATTTACAATACTTATGACCAGAAGATATTTTATCTCCACATTTTTCACAATAAAAATTCCAATTATTTCCTCTTAATGGGTAAATTAAATCTGCTTGTTTATGAGTATCTCCACGGCTAATTGATTTTACAATGTAGATTGTTGTATTATTTTCATCGGCTATTTGTTGTAAAGTTTTTTCTTTTTCATTTATAATTGAATTAATAATTTTTTTTACTTCTTCTATCGTTAGTGAATTAGTATTATAACTACGAGATTGGTTATAACCTTTTTCATACGCTTGATATAATTTATTATAATACTCTTCTTTTTCATCTAATAATTCTATTGGGCATATTTCTAAAATAGAAAATTGAACTTTATCTAATCCATATTTATTCATATCTTGATATAATGGAAGGTCTACATTGCGAAAACTATTATCTAAATGTTGACGCCATCTTTCAAGTATATTGTTAGATTGCCCTATATAATGTTTATTATTAATTGTAATTTTATAAATGCCTATCATTTGATTTATCCTCCATTAAGAAAAATTAAGTGGAGTTTCCTCCACTTAACATGTATTTTACTTATTCTCGTTCTCGTTCTTTTTACGCTCTTCTCGCAACTTCTTGTCCTTTGCGGCCTTTTCGGCACGTTCCTCGGCACGCTTCGCTTTAGCTTCCTGTTTCGCGTTGTAGTCTGCAATTTCGGCGGCCATAAGTTCATCGGCGGTTACGTCCTCGCGCGGTTCTGCGACGATTGCTCCGATACGGACGTAACGCCGCTCGCCATTCGCATCTTCAATGATACATCCGAACTGCCTGTCGTTAACCTTGTGAAACCCTTCGATATTCGTGATGTTAAGAGCGTCAAAAACGGCCTTGCGGAGACTGGAATCGACAACCGACTTAGAAATCTTAGCCATATTTTTGCCTTTCTGGTTTGTAAGAGTTTTCCTTCTCTTATGCACTTATTATAACACGGGATTTGAAGTTTGTCAAGTAAAGTGTTCGTTAATTTTGAAGTTCATTTTCTTTAAGAAATTGTTTAAATTGCTCGCACCATTCGCAATCGCCACATTCTTCTTCATCACACCACCAAGCAAAATCAGCCATAGTATAATAATTCCAACAGTCTTTCATTTCTTTTCCCCTCCTGACATATATAGTATAGCAGAAAATCGGGATGAAGTCAATAGGTTTACAAAGATTTAACAAAACGGGCCGGACAAGTTAGCCCGCACTTACTGTGCGGGCTTGGCTACTTCAACGTGCCATTCTTCAATACTTGCCATATCCATCTTAATACGATGTTCTCTGCCGTGAGTGGGCTTGATGCAAAGAGTTACATCCCATGGACTTTCGCTGCACTCAGTAAATTCCCATAGCGCGCCCATCATATTGATTATCGCATCATGACACTGATCACAAATGTTCTGACGATCTATTTCCTGAAGGCGGTCACGCTGGGCGGTGAGTTCGGCAATGCAATCATTGAGTTCAGCAACGGTCATACGATTGGGATTCAGTTCAATTTTCATAGGAGTTTCTCCCTTCATTTGATGATATAAGTATAACACATGGCGATTTCAAAGTCAAGTTAAATTTCTGTTAAGTCGCTGGCCGGGCGAATGTTAAGCGGACGTTAAGTCCGCTCAATAATCATGAGAACCTCGCCCGTTTCGGCAGAGCATACATCCGCGGAAACAAAATTGTGCTTAACAAGGTTGATACATACATGCTCAGCAATGTCATCCATAGTGCCAACCATTCGTTCGTCCAAATGATACGGCACCTTGTCCTCGTCGTTGTCAGAAACGTAGTAGAGAATTTCGACGTCAGCGGTATAAGTGTGATAGACGTTGATGGCCATAATCGGTATCCCCTTTCTTTTTTCTATATATATTATACTCCTAATTTTGACTAAAGTCAAGTAAATATTTGGTTAACTATTGGTCCGGCCCGATTTTTAACAAAAAATTAACGTGGTCGCCCACGTTAATTTTTATTCATTTTTGGTGCATGATAAAGCACTTTATCCATTTTTTTATGCTGCCTCATAAGATAAGCAAAAATTTGAATTTCAATTTCAACATCCCTTAATCCCGTGTGCGCTTCCATGAAGTCAAGGTCTTTGGTTATGAATCTATAAATAACTTCGGCGGTGTATCGCGGACGCGGTTTCGCGTGGTTAGTCATAAAACCATTAGTCTCGCAAAACTTCTGATAAGACGGCATTTTCCCGAGAACCTGACGCGCCATTTTTAAAGTGTCCCAAACTTCAATCCCATAGGGGAAGAAATATTTAATGCGTCCATTGGTCGCTTCTCTAATAGTGTTATTTAATGCGCGGATGTCAAAACGCGCGTTATGCGCACAAACAACCGTGATATTATGCTCTTTGAAGTACTTATGTACTCTTGCGCGAATGTCCATGATGTCGAAAACTTCGCGCTCACCGTTCCAAATCTCATCGCGATACGCAGGAAGTTTTTCGGCGTAATAAGCCGTTTCCATCATGTCCTTCTTCTCATAGAACACATTATAGTTAATGTAGTTCATCGTATCAGAAACAGTGTTATCTTTAAGAGTGAATTTTCCGCCGCCGAAATCGTAAACCAAAGAGTCCATAAGCCCGCCCGCGGTTTCAACATCGATTAGAAAACCATTGATTTTTGCCATAATAAATCCCTTTCTGGTTTGTCGTTGTTTTCCTTCAACCTTGTAAATATAGTATATCATAGATACTGGGAGAAGTCAAGTTAAGTTTACGTTAAAGCATCGGCCGGCCCAAAAATTAACCTAAACTTAACATTGCTAATAAAAGAAAAGAGGGGCGTTAGCCCCTCTTATCAGACGCGCCTGTAGGTGTTCGCCTTGTTCTTAGTCTCGGTCTTGACGAGTTCATCCTTCATCTCGCGCAGGAGAATCGCCTGCACCTTGCCAACAGTGAAGTCCTGCGGCAGGCGTTCCTGCGCGGCGGTGAAGATTTCCTTCGCCGTCATGTCAGTGGTGATGACCTCACGCAGAATCGGGATAACCTGCGCGCACACCTCAGCACGCTTCGCGGCGGTCTGCTCCTTCCGCTTCGCGGACACCTTCGCCTTGGAATCTTCGCTACGCTGGGCACGCTTCGCAAGGGTCTCGCGCAGAGCAGTCAGACGCTCGGCAACCTCGGGGTTAGTGTCCTTCATGGTCTCAATGGCGGTGGACAGGGCGATGGCGTAAGTCATAGTGTTCTTCATAGTGAATCCCTTTCTGGTTTTTAGGAGTTCTTCCTTCTCCTTTTGTATATTCATTATATCACTTTCGTGATAGAATGTCAAGTTAATTTTTTGTGAAGTTCCAAGGTGGTTACTATGTAAGTTCACAGTTTTTGCGGGTTACTTCCTGCCGCCTTGTGATGTGTAAGCGACCCTGTGGCTTCCGCCCCTTGGAACATCTTTATTATAGCAGAGATTTGGAAGTTTGTCAAGTTAAGATTTTGTTTCTTTTTTCTTGGTGGGTTTCGGTTTCCCTCGCCCTCTTGACATATATAATTATATCGGAAGTTCCGTCAAAAGTCAAGTAGTTATGGGACTATTTAACACAATCTTAACAAAGCGGGCCGGGTGGGTTCTTAACATAAAATTAAAGTAGCAGTTTCCCGCTACTTAAAGCCACACAATTTTACCATTAATTACACAAAGAATAGATTCAAGTCCATCATAATCGTGAATCTGCCAGTCAGTTACATCATCGGGGATATCGACGACGCATAACCCTTCGCTATCTTGCGGATTCTCTTCTACCCAATTAATAAGGGTATCGTGAAAACGGTATTCGTCGTCCTCATCGTAATTCACCCAGTCATAAGGTTCAACGTTATATTGCTTACAAAATTTTTCGGGATAGTGAAAACCGCCAAAGCGCCTGTAAAGAACAACCTTCATTTTATTAATCTCCTCTCTTTTTCTATATATAGTATACGTTAAACCGATTGTAAAGTCAAGTTAATTTTACGTAAAGTTTTGGGCCGGTCAAAATGTTAAGAACTGGTTAAGCAACCAGTTCTTTCAACACCTGAATTATTTCGGCGGGTTCATGTGCGCCTTCGCCCCATGCTACGCGGTTGTTAAGTTCATCATCGAACAGAATCCCACCGCCGCACTCGGTTATCTTGCTCGTGCCGTAGGCTACGATTTTGATGGCGTCCCACTTGACGGAAGTTAAGTGCTTGTTAAGCCACCACAACTTCGCGTTCGTCACAGCTTCGTCATATTCGGGAGTAGAAGTCTTGGACAACCAGCTGATAACGCCGATTTTGTAACCAGCTCGCTGGAGCTTGTTCAGCTTGCGAGCGAGGACGTTCATATTGAGCATAGGTGCAGCCACTCTGTAGGGCGTGGGGTCAGACGCAATCAGCATATCCAACCAACCTTCGACTTCATAAAACCGATTCAGAGTGCCATCAAGGTCGAACCAGATTGTGTTTTTCATTTTTATTTGCTCCTCTCTCTTTCTTGATTATATTATATACTACTTTCACCCCAATGTCAAGTTAATTTTTTGTTAACTCGCTGGCCGGGTAAATACTTAACCTGAAGTTAATCTTCGGGCCGTATGCGTTTACCTGTTAATCTCCATTTAGGTTTTTTTACTTTATTTTTTGTATGGTTTAATACTGTTTGTTTTGAAACATTAAAATACTTTGCTACTTCTTCATACCCAATAAATAATTTACCTGTTGCTATTTCTTCTATTTCACAATAATAACCAGTATTTTGTTTTACTGTTTCTTTTGTTATTTCATTATCCATATTTTGTTGATGAGTAACCCATCTTAAATTTTCTGCGTGATTATTTAATCCGTTTGCGTCGATGTGGTCTACTTCATCATAATTATTTGGATTTGGGACAAATGCTTTAGCAACTAATCTATGTATATATTCTTTGTTGCCGCGACCTAATGATATATATTCGCGTTGATGATTACCGCGTTTATTTATTGTTGGTGTTAACCATTTTTGACTTTGGTTACTCCATACACGACCGAAAGAAGTAATTAAATAATTGGGATATTGTTCTATTATTTTTATTTCTTCATTGGGTAATAAATTATAATTCATATTACCACCTCCATATAAACTGCGGTTTGATGGACGGAACATTAATGCTTTTTCTTTCAAATCATCTTTTTCATCTTCGTTTCCCCTCTCTCTTTTCTATATATATAATAGCAGAAGTGGTGGCAAAAGTCAAGCCCTTTTCGGGATGTTTAACATAGACTTAACATAACGGGCCGGGCCGAAAATTAACATAAAAATAACAAAGAGGGCGATTACTCGCCCTCCGTTATTGGTTCGGACACGAGAGCCTTAAAGCCCACCGTGTTAAGTTTCTTGATAGTTTTCTTTGCTTCGGCCTTGCGGGTGCGTTCCTTTTCGGCGCGTTCCGCCTTCTCCTTGCGTTTCGCCGCCTTGTCTGCGCGGTCGGCAAGTACGAGTTTCCATTCCTCCGCGGCGGCATAACCATCATAAGGAATATAACCGCCGTTTCCGTCGCGCTCACCGCGAGGGATGGTGACCTTGATAACGGCAAATTTTTCATTGCCTTCGCTATCGACGACTGGCAGGGCGAGTTCGCTTGCACTAATGGGGAGAATGTCGCTGATAGGGTTCACGGCGTCAATGATGGCCTGGAGAACCTGGTTGCGGATTTCAGTTTCAAGAGAAGCCTTACTCATGGTCGTTATCCTTTCTGGTTTTCAGTGTTTTCCTTCACTTTCTGTATGCAGTATATCAGATTTGGGCGAGGAAGTCAAGTTAAAATTATATTATCCAATAATTGATAATTATAAATTCTTCTGAAAGTTCATTTAACATATCGTTAATATCATTCCATGTTCCAGTAATCAGGCGAAAACCGTAATTCTTTTTCCAAACTTTAACGTCAATCTTCATTTGACTTTCTCCTCTCATTTTTCTATAAATATTATAACACAAAATCCAGAAAAAGTCAAGTAAATTTTTTGTTAAATTTCGGGCCGGGCGGAGTTAGGGAGAACTAACTGTTCTCCCATTCTTCCCACGATTCCCAAAAGTATGCCCAATCATCACAATCTTTCATCGGGTCGCAGATATAACAAATACCTTTTTCATAATAAGGACAGTCCCAACCATTACAAGGGCACCAGATGGGTTCTGGGTTGCCTGTATGCGGATCAAAATGTTTGCCGTTAGATTCTTTTATCATTATTCTTTATATCCCTTCATTTGATACGAGCATTAATATTCTGCATCTTAAAAACTATCATATCCTTTTTCTTCCGCGCCTTGAAGTGCAATAGCAATAAAACGCTTTTGCGAGTCAGTAAGATTGCTAAAAAGTTCATTGTAAAAACGAGTGGAACAACTAGCCCCATTATACATTTTTGTGGCATAGTTAAATGCGGAAAACAGAGAAAAGGAAGGTTTATCAAGAATGTTAAACTCTACATCCAAATCTTTTTTATTTTTAATTTCCATTATTCTTTTTCCCCTTTCATAGCATTGCGGCAAATCTGCTTGCCTTGTTTGCGCTCGTGTTTCTTGTTCTTCTTCTTCGCGGGAATGACGGAAGGGCGATAACCGCACCAAGTGGGACGCTCTTTATTTTCTTTCTTCATTTCGTTTCCCCTCTTTCTGGAATAATTATACACGATTCGCGCGCGGAAGTCAAGTTAAGATTCTGTTAAATGACGGGCCGGACAATTGTTAAGGATGGGTTAAATAAATTGCCAATGGAAGCCACCTGTGGTTTGACGTTTGTGATTACAGACAGCACTAATATTTTGTTGACTAAGCCCAGTTTGTCGTGCGGCTTCATTAGTAGATTCATAAATTGTATTAGTTTCAATACATTTTACTTTTTTCTTTTTTGTATCAAATGCTGTACCATAATTATTATTATATTTACTATCACACCATTCTAAATTAGATAATTTGTTGTTTTGTTTATTCTCATCTTTATGATTTATCATTGGCAGATTTAACGGATTTGGTAAATAAGCTTCGGCTACTAGACGATGAATTGATTTAGTAATTCCTTTGGGATTTTCATTATTATATAAATTAACAATTAAATATCCATGGCTATTAATAGATGGTTTTAAAAATAAATTATTCTTTTTGCTCCATATTTGGCCTTCTTCGGTTACAAAATAATTAGGAAAATCTTGTATAGGTTTCATATTATCATCTCACAATAATTAATAATCATTAAAAAAATCAGTTGTTTCATATTCATCACAACCCATATAAGGATTGTAAAAACTTTCGTCTACATCATCGGGGATGTAACCTTCGTCAAAGTGCATCATATCATTTGCGAAGCACTGGAAAGCGAAGAAGCAAATGCCGTTGTCATTCTTCGCACAATGCTGACAATGATAGTTGTTCTTAATACACACTGCCAGATAGTCGTTGATAGCCGTTTCCTGCGTCTTGGTGTAATTCATCATCTTGATGTCCTCCGTTCTTTTTCTGTATATAGTATACTAAAATTTAGGTGAGAAGTCAAGTTAATTCTATGTAAAGCTTTGCTCCGGCACGGAAATTAACAAAAAATTAACGCGGGGCTACAAGAGCCCCACGCCGCACACGTTGCCAACAATTTCTTTTAATTCCCATAACGCCGCCCATTTCCTCAAAGCACTTAACAAAGATTTCACATTCAATCTTTACATCGTCAAGCCCTTTATGTTCCTCTGTAAAGTTTGCGTTATCTGTTAAGAAAGCGTAAACCGTTTCCGCCGTGGCTCGATAGTTCTTGCCGTGATTGGAATAGTGGCGGTTAGTTTCGGCAAACGTCCTATATTCTCCGCTTTGGCAAATGCTATTACATGCCATATTCCAAATGCAGATAAAGTCTGTACCATAGGGAAAGAAGTACCTGTATTTAGATTTGGTTAAGAATCGGATAGTTGTGTTAAGTGCGTTTCTGTCAAAGTTAGCATTATACGCGGCGACGGTATGGCAGTTAAACTGTTTCATAATGTTTAAGATTTTGCGACGCGCCGTCATAAAATCTACCATTTCGCGCGAACCATTTTTAATATCCGTGATATATTCGGGAATTTTACTTCCATAAAACGCTTCCTTAACGAGCGCGCGTTCGAAAACGAAAATGTCACGAATTACGAACGATCCCTGCGCGTAACATTTGCCGTAAATATCGATAATACGCCAACCGATATCATAAACAAGGGCATTATCGAGAGAGTTGGCGGTTTCTACGTCCAGAACGAGGATGAAGCGGTCAGTCAGTTCCCAAATCATTTTATTCAGTTCCTTTCTTCAACTTACAGATATATTATAGCATGGGGAGGAGGAGAAGTCAAGTTAAGAGTTTGTTAACTCGTGGGCCGGTCCGAAAATTTAACATAGAATTAACAATTAAAATATTAAAAAATAAATGCCCCTTATGGGGCATTTATTTACTTGCGCGTGTAGGTATTTGCGCTCTTGCCGTTGTCAATCTTGCATACGTCGTTGCTCCACAGGGCGCGCAGAGCATAATTCAGTTTTCCCTGTGTGAAGTCCTCAGGCCACTCGTTGCTCTCGAAAATTTCCTTCGCCGTCTTTGGCGTGTCCGTCAGCGCGGCAATCAGGACTTCACGCGCGGCGGCGTAAATGTCTTTGTTGACCTGCGCCTTCGCGGCGGTACGCTCATATTCGGCGCGAATATCCTCGACGATAGCAGACATGTCGATAGCGGTGTCGTTCTTTACGAAATAGGTGTACAGGGCTTCCAGAGTATTCTTCTTCATAACAAATGCCTTTCTGGTTTGGGGAGTTTCCTTCTCCTTTTGTATATTCATTATAGCACGTTGTGCTTATAATGTCAAGTTAAGTGTTTGTTAATTCCAAGGGGTTTTCGCGGAGTTTAGCCTTTTCATTTTTTTTCGCAACGAAGCCCAATGCTGTTTCGACCTGTTGCTCCCCTTGGAACATCTTTATTATATCACGAAGTTTCGCTTTTGTCAAGTTAATTCTTCGTGAAGTTCCGTTTCTTGCCTATCTTTTACTTCCAGTTAGCCACGGAAAAACCTATCGGAAGGGTTCGCGCGGAGGGGATTTTCCTTTCCTCTCTCAACTGTATATAGTATATCAGAAATTGCGGTGAAAGTCAAGCACTTAATGGGATAGTTAACCAAATCTTAACATTGGCGGGCCGGGTACGTCCTTAAAACAAAATTAATATTTGCCCGGCCCGATTCTTAACATAGATTTAACATTGAAATTGTAAATAAAAAGAAAAGCCCCGAAGGGCTTTTCTTTACGCTCACTTAACGGTGTAAGTGTAAGCACTCTTACCGTTATCGTGCTTTACAATTTCATCGTTCCAGTAGTGCAGAACCGCGTACTGAATCTTCGCGGCAGTAAAACCATCGGGCCACTGACCTTCGCCAGCGGCGAAAATCTCCTTGACCGTCATCGGCTTGTCGCACAGAATGCTAAAGGCAACATCCTTCGCGGCGTCATAAGCGCTCTTGTTTGCGTTGTGCTTTGCGTTCATGCGCTCATACTCGGCGTTAATCTCATTGCGCAGAGTATCCATATCGGCGACTTCACGACCATTGACCATAGCGACAACCATCTCAAACACGTTCTTCTTCATAGGGCATAATTCCTTTCTCGTTTTTAAGGGTGTCGTTCCCTTTGATGTATTTATTATAACATCAATCGGCTATAATGTCAAGTTAAGGTTGTGTTAATTTGCGGGCCGGGCGAAAATTTAACAAACATTTTACAATACAGATGAAAAAGAAGAAGGAGGATTAGTCCTCCTCCTTCTTCGGCTTGTAGATGTTAGGCTTATTCTTGGTTTCAATCTTTTCGACCTCGTCGCGCATTTCGTTCAGCAGGACATACTGAACCTTGTTCGCGGTGAAGTCCTCGGGCAGCTTGTCAGCGCAAAGCGTGTACAGCTCCTTTGCGGTGCAACCGCCCTCAGGCAGCCCAGCTCGCAGAACGGGCATAACAGCTTCCATCAGCTTAGCACGCGCGGCGGCAGTAGCTTCCTTGCGCTTAGCCTTGGCTTCTTCGCTGGTCGCGCGCGGCTTAGCGATCTGATCGCGAATCTTTTCAAGGATGGCAACCACTTCGGCGTCGGTTTCAGTGCACTGGTCGATGGCATTGATGGCGTAATTCAGAGCGTCAACGCGAGTAATGCTGTTCTTCATATTAGTTCCCTTTCTGGTTTGGAGGCTTTTCCTTGCCTTTTGTATATTCATTATAGCACTTTCGCGCTGTAATGTCAAGTTAAGATTTTGTTAATCTGTTTCGGGATCCCGTAACCGTTCCCCTCACCGACAAATATAGTATAGCAGAAAATGAAATAATAGTCAATAGGGTTTGTGTTATGATTGTGTTAAACTCGCGCCCGGACCAATTTTTAACATAAAATTAACTTGACATTGAAAGTGGATTATAGTAAAATATTCGTGGAAGGAGAGATAGCTATGAAATCTCATTTTGTTATCCGCGCGGCGGAATTTATTGAACGGTTTATCCCATTTTGGGAAGATTGTGATAGTGTTGAAGGCGCGGTTGAGGGGTATAATATTTTTTATAATCAACATGCGATAATACTCCATGGCTCGACTCGTTATGCGTTATTAAATTCTGATTTTGTTATTAAATGGGATTATAATGAATCTTTAATAGATACTTTTGGCGGATGCCAGAATGAGGTAAATGTTTATCGTGAAGCAAAGATATATGGGTATGATTATCTTTTTGCTGAAATAACTCCCTTAAAAATTCGTGGGTATCAATTTTATGTTATGCCAAGAATCGATAATGTTGGCATGTATGACGATATAGAAGAATATCTTACAGAAGATGAAAATGATTTTATTTGTGATATTGAAGTACACGATTTACATTCTGCGAATTGGGGCATGAAAGATAACCACCCTATTATCATTGATTATGCTTGTGTATAGTCAATTTTTTGTCTAAGTTATGCTTGACTTTCGCCCTTGATTTTCTTTTTAAAGTAAGGTATAATATAATTACAAAAAAAGAGAGGGGCATGAAGATGGGCGCGAGAAATTGTTATAAGGTTAGTAAGGAAGTAATTAATAGAAAGAAAAGGCGCGAACTCTTTGAGAGCGCAATTACCTTTATAGGATTTATTATTCTGTTCTTCCTAATGATTTTGTTTCCGTTTTTCTTCATCTAATGCAAAAAAAGAGAAAGCCGAAATGGCTTTCTCTATATTTTTATATCTGCGCCGATAGGTAATAAGGCGGCCGCGATGCCCGAGGTAGTTCATAACTTTGCTATCGATATAACGATTGAACTGACTTTCTCTTTTCTTAACAACTCTCATCTTCATTATAATTCTCCTCTATAATATGCCCGCATAACATTCCTGAAAGTTGATAATACGAATAAATTTTCCCATAAATTTTTAGAATATAAGCGTGGGGGACTCGGGAAGGGAAAATCTCGTATGGATACCCAAAGAATCTAAGAGAATATTCTAATTCCGAAATATTGCAGTCATTAATCAAAAATACTTTTTCCATTGCGCCTTTCCTTTCCTCTCTCTTTTTTCTTTATTATAATAGAAAATGAAATCAAAGTCAAGTTAAATTTTTATTAAAAAAGGAGCCGGCTAAAAATTTAACCCTCGCCGTGGCCTTTGGCGAGGGTTGGGCGAAAACATCATTGATTTGCCCGACATCAATGGGGAACGGTTTTCGATATAATTGTGGGGTCAGTTCTCCACCGCCAAGTGGTCTGTTGCCCCTTACTCTAACCCAATGGAATCACTCCCTCTTTCCTTTCGACATATATATAATAACATACTTTCGGGATGAAGTCAAGTTAAAACAATGTTAAGTTTCGGGCCGGCTAAAAATTTAACATAAAAATAACCGAGAAGCTGTTAAGGCTTCTCGGTCATAAGAATAACATTAGAGTAGTGAGTCAGGTAAGTAATTCCTTCAATAGTGACTTGAACGACATCAGATTCATCAAAATCTCGCCATGAACTAACTTGGCCTTCAATCAGCTCACCGCTACCCAGCTGGATAACAGCCCAGCGAAAAGTCTGCGTGGTATCAAAGCCAATCTTGCGGTTACCAACTTGGCAAGCGGTGAGCCCCAGGCACAGAGTTACAATCAGAACAACGATAGCAATTTTCTTCATTCTTTTTCTCCTCTGGTTTTTAAGTGTTTTCTTCACTTGTTGTATAAATCCTACGAATACGGATTTCATCATTTTGTTTCTCCTCACTTTCTGTATATATTATAACATCGCCGAGGCACTTTGTCAATACCTTTTTGTAAAGTTTGTGTTAATTCGCGCCCGGCTAAAAAGTTAACGCAGACTTAACGTCTGCGCTTTGCTTTCTGCTGATTTTGATTAAAACGGTCGTAAGCGCTAACAGCTCTGTATTCTTCATACTCCAGCTCGCTAATCTCTTTGCCGTAAATAGCAATTCTTGTATGCTTTACGCTGGGCATTCTTCGGGCTTTGTCCATTGCATCCAGCAGGTTGTTTGCGCGAATCGCGAATTTGATTTCCGTGCTATAACCCGTTCCACAATGCCCCCTGTGGCACAGTATCATGTAATACTTCATTGTTCCTTACTCCCTTCCTTTATCTAACTTTATTATATCAGATATAGGATATCTTGTCAACCCCAAACGGCGAAATTTTCCTTTCAAAAAATTTCTTGAAACCCCTTGACAAATGGGAAATCGTGTGTTATAATTATCTCAGAAACAAGGAAAGAGAGGGAAAACAAAATGGAAATTAAAGTCAACAACACTCCCGCCTACGCTGTTAATTATGAATGGATCGTTGCCCGCGAAATTGCAAATGAGTTCTGGTTTTACGGTGCATATAACGAAAGTGAGCGTGCCTCTCAAGTCGCAAATGAAATTAATGGAATTGCAATTGCTTCTTCTTTGGTAGAACCCCTTTAAGGGGTTCTTTTTTTATTTAATGAAATAAATAGCGATATAATTCTTAAAATGAAATAGTGATTAGTTATCACTAACTCGCGCCGGGCAAGTTCTTAACGCGCTCTTAATAAAAGAAGTACGGGAAATGGATTTCCCGCACTCCATCAATGTATTCTGAAAACGCCTGTCAAATTATTCCGCAAATTTCTGCAAATATTACCAATGCAGGAGCTGTACACCAAAAAATAATCATTGGGTAGTTAGTAGTTTCATATTTAAGGCATACCAAACGTTCTTTCTAGATATATTATACATCTTAAAGCGGCAGAAGTCAATAGTTTTAGGACGTTTTAATATAAAATTAACATTACAGGCCGGTTAGAAATTTAAAATGAAATTAACATAGAGAACGTCGTTTCTTAACAATTGGCATGATATAATAAATAAAAAACGGCTGAGTTAGCGGGAACTAACTCGGCGGCCGGGCCAGAATTTAACACTTCTTTTACAAAATGAAATTAAGGGATTTACTCAAAAGTAAGTCCCTTCATCATTTCATCAAATTCGGAAAATGAAATTTGTTCAGTTTCGGGAGTAGCCGCGCAATATTCCCAGTAGAGGTAAATCTGCGATTGATTATCTAATTGTTCCCATTTCATAATTAGTCCTCCTTCATTGTAAAGCGAGTATACCATTTACCTTCGAAGTTTTCGGATATGCACACTCGCGAGTTTTCGCGGAGACTCCATTCATTCAAAAGTGAAATGACTTCCTCAAAAGTAGTATAGTAACGGTCAAGACCACCAAAGTTAGAATGAATTTGAACATGCCACATTATCGGGGCCCCTCTCTTTCGTTTCTTTCTGGGTATATTATATCAGACTAAAAGTGAAATGTCAAGAGGTTTCGGGAATACTTAACATGACTTTAACTTTTCACGCCGGAATAGATTTTAACTTAAAATTAACGTTGAAAGTTACGGGAGATGAATCTCCCGTACATCCCATTTAATTCCTGTGCAATTCGTTCTGAAATTGGCCGCATTCTGTGCTTCTTCGCGCGTGCGATAATAGGAAGAACCTTCAAAATTCCCGCAATAAATTCGATAGACGATCATAAAATGAAATTCTCCTTTCGTTTCTTACTAAAATTATTATAACACATTGAAAATGGAATGTCAAGTTATTTTGGGATGATTAACAAATAATTAACATGAAAGCCCGGCCCCGAATTTAATCTAAAATTAACAATGGGTGGCATGTTACACATACCACCGCATAATTTCTTCTAAGTCCTTAACGCGTTTTTCTTCAACGAAAAAGGTAATCTCGAAATAATTATCATCGATACAGTGATAGGAAAACTCATGGAAATCCGCGTCAAACAGTTCATCGAACATTGTTTCATTGGAAGTGTTAATTTCAATGGTATAGCTCTTGTTAATCATTTTTTCTTACCTCACTCTCATTTCGTTATCCTTATTATACCACACTTGTGAATACCTGTCAAGTTAAGGCTTTGTTATTCATCTCCTCTCTTGTCTTCTTTTCGAAGGTAGAAGAAACGTAGAATATGCAAAAAAGCGGCACCAGCTTGAATTGTTTAATCGGTTCGCCGCAAATCTCGCTCGCCGCCTTGCAATTACGCACATGTTTCTTTGTACGGAACCAGATCCACACGCCTTCTTCAGTAAGCCCATAATAATAATTTTCATTTCATTCCCTCTCTCTCATTTCGTTGTACTTATTATATCACGTTCAACAGGTTCTGTCAAGTTAAGCTTTTGTAAAGTTCCGACCGGTGAAATAATTAACACCGGTTTTACATTAAATATTGAATAAATAAAATCCGCTATATTCACAGCGGATTTTACTATTCTGCGGCTTATCTCTCCGGACGCGCTTAAAGCGCGATCTCATACATCTTGCAAGTTCTTTGGTCATAGCCGTTCATCATGTTGTAAGCATAATTCCGATCGATTCTTTTCGCAAAATAGAGCTTTTCACTGTTCACCTTTTCGATAACATACAGCTTAGTGATATTGTTCATCATTTTTGTATCCCCCTCATTTTCTCTTTCGTTCCCCTCGGAACAATATTAGTATAACACTTTCAGGCGAGCTTGTCAAGTTAAGATTTTGTTAAAAAGCCCTTCGGGCTGGACGCCCCGCCTTTAGGCGTAGGCGTCCATTGCAGCTTGCGAGTTCCTGTATTGTTTTGCCGCGTTTATCGTGTTTACGTTGGCAAGGCTTGCGTCGTCATACTTAATCTGATACTTTATGCCATTCACCGTCAAATCACCGTCTTTATAGTATTCAATGCGGTCCGCCTTCCATGCTTGGCCAGCTTTTTCCGTGCAATACTTTTCGTACTTGTGACCCTTGTTTTTAACAGTGGGGTCGAACAGTTCTTCGATAGTTCCGATGTACGCTGCCCCCATGCGAAGCAGCTTCTGCTTGTTAATTGCCGTTGGGTTAATGCGGATTTTTTCAGCACCCCCGTGCTTTGACGATTCGCGGTCCAGCTTTACAAGCCACAAAGGCAATGCCTTTAAAACGATTTCGTACACCTTGCCGTCAATCGGAAAAGCATAGCGTGTAAAATCCGCGGCGGTTGTGCGCTCATAGTCGTTAAGCAGGCCGGAAACTGAGTTAACAAAAGACTTCATAGGCAGCACCCCTTTTCTATTAGTTCCAACGCTATTATAGCAAATATGGACGGAAAAATCTTTTTGTGTTAAGATTAGGAGATCGGGTAATCTCCCCAAAACTTCTTAACCTGCTCCTCGTTCCATTCCCGAACTTCATACCATTCATCAAGGCCGCAGCCATCGTTGCGTCTGTCGCACTCGCGCTCCGCGTCTTCTTCGTTGTAAAACACATCGTACACATCTTCGTCGCTGATACCATGCCAGTTACCGAACACTACCGCGTAAAACTTCATTTTGATTGCCCCTCTCTCTTTTCGTTGTACTTATTATATCACGTTCAATAGAATCCGTCAAGTTAAGATTTTGTTAAAGCCCTTCGGACTGGACACCCCGCCTTTAGGCGTGGGTGTCCATTGCAGATTGAATTAGTATTAGTTAATAATATTATTTATAGAAAAATTATTCTCATATAAATATAGGACAAGTCGTCGATCTACTGCAATTTATAGTCATATAATGATTATGGAGGGGTAATAAGTAGGATAAAGTTATTGTTATATAATAATAATGGCCGCCCC